GGCAACATATGGGGCAAACCAACAATGATGCCCCCTTACAAGCCTTGGCAAACAGCCATAGCAGGAATGAGTCATCCTGCAGAACCAGTGGAACATAGCATAGCAGCTGTCTCTATTCAGAATTATGTCAAGCCTCTCCTTGAGATTGCCAAGTCCGAGCAATGGCGACATGAGAGACCGCTTACTGATCATGAGACGCTATGCGGAAAGGACGGTGTTAAATTCATTGATTCGATAAACCTTTCCACTTCTATGGGACCACCATTGACAGGTCCGAAGCGCAAGTATATCATTGAACATGAACCTACAGATGACAAACCGAACAATATTGAACTTGATCCAGAGGTTATGGCACAGATCCGAGAAGCCGACAAGATCTACAGATCTGGTGAGAGGTGTCATTTGGTGGTCAAGGCTTGCCAGAAGGATGAAGTATTACCATTGTCTAAGGATAAATGTAGAATAATGTTCGCTGGTTCTATAATTACAACTTATGAGATTAGGAAGTACTTCTTACCAGTCATTAGGATGATCCAGATGAATCCCTTGGTTTCTGAATGTGCTGTTGGCATCAATTGTCATGGGCCAGAATGGGAGCAATTCCACCAATTTGTTTACCAACATGGTGAGGACAAATTGTTTGGTGGAGATTACGGTAAATATGATCAAAAACTACCAGCCCAGAAAATTTTGGCAGCAATCAGGATTCTTATTGACATTGCCAGAGAAATGGATTATTCTGAGGGGGATATTCTTGCCATGGAGTCTATGGCAGGTGATCTTGCTTATGCGTTAGTGGCATGGAATGGAGATTTGATGAGTTTGCAATCAGGTGGACACGTCAGCGGGAATTCACTCACTGTTATCATCAATGGAATTTGTGGCTCATTGAATTTGCGAGATTTCTTCTACACAAAGTACGACAAGAGTGTGGATTTCAGAAAGGCTGTTTCATTGATGACATATGGTGATGATAATATTGGTTCTGTGGCTGCAGGCTACGAGGATTTTAATATTGCTGGAGCTTCTGAATTTCTGGCTAAGTATGGACAAGTCTATACTATGCCAGATAAGGAGAGTGAACTTCAGCCATATTTGAATCCTGATGATTTTGAATTCCTCAAACGCAAATCCGTGTTCCACCCAAAGTTGGGTGTGAACATTGGTGCATTGCTTGAGAAGTCGATCATGAAATCATTGCATTGTTATCTCAGACCAAAGAACTCACCATTAACGTGTGAAGAAGCATGTGCTCTCAACATTGATACCGCTTTGCGAGAGTGGTTCAATCATGGAGAAGAAATGTATGAGTTCCGTAGGAAACAGATGAAGGCTGTTGCCGAGAACAGTGGTATTGAACACATGTGCACTATGTTGAATGTCTCGTATGACAACATGGTGGATGAGTGGAAATACAAATACGCCGGAGGTCCTAGACCTGAGCTAGAGATTGACTCCGACGTAGCACTTTCCTGCTTTGAGCAAGAGAGTGCGTAATGTACATATGTCGTTGTGACGGACGTTAAAGTCACCCCAGTTTCAAATCTGATGGTTAGCAAAATTGAATTGTATATATGGATACCGTGTATTAATAATTTTATATGTTTTATGTATTACTATATAGGCTTTATACTTTGAAGGGTCCCTACTGGGGAA